GACGTTCGGAATACCGAACGGAAGATAGGTAGACTTGACAGGACTGGCAAACTGGGCCTCTTTCATGGAAACAAAGACTAACACGTCTACGCTACTATTAACGGTAGTAGCAGCCACTAGGGGATTGATCACGGATAACTGTACAATGCCAGTAGCGCTATTTCTGATGTCACCACCAGGATAAGCGGTCTTGGAATCATAAAAGCAGTGCATCCATGGTCTTACAGAGACGAAAGGGACCTCAAAAGTGAATGTTGTTCCACTACTGAGGTCTATCTCATCTGTGTAAGCGTAACCCGGCTGATTAACAAACTGTATGTCGGTAGACACTGCACCAGCAGGGTAAGAAAAAGGGCGGAAGGAGACTCGAAGACGACCAGAATGGAACTGGGTCTTAACTACATGAAAAGTGTAGACCATAGTCCCACGCCAGGTTGCAAACTGCGAAGCGATCTTTGCGCACATAGGGAAGGAAACTGTTTGTGCATAGTTTCCTGCACTAATGGCGGAAAGTGACTGGGTCCATAGCGGAGAATTCGGTTGAATGAACAACGAAGTGTCAGCTACGGTTCCAGTGCTCCACGTGAACCTAGAGTAGAAATTCGGTCTTGAACAAATGTAGTCGAGCCTCATCTCGTCCTCGTCTGTACCAGCCCACCCGGGTATGGTCGCAAGTGCGTTCGCTGCGCTCAAGCCAAGCTTGTGCGAGGTATCTACACCATCAGAATTAAGAAAATACTGTGTGGGCGACTGTCTGACTCGGGTAATGGGGGCCTCCACCGAAGGTTTAGAGAAACCTAACATCTTCAAGACTGTTTCACCAGCGTCAGTTATGAACCGAGCTGGCTCTGACAGCCATCCCAATCCTACCCATGGCAATACATCAGCCACCGCCGTACCAATGGAGCGTACAGTGCCTGAGATTGTTCCTCGGGTTTCCATCTTTTGTATCTCTTTTCCCACCTGAGCAAAGTTAGTTGTTAGTGGGGCATCCGTTGGGTATCGAAGTTCGACATCTTCAAATGCGGCCCAAATTGTGTAATCAACAGAGTTAGCAGCTTGTGAGGACAAGGGTGACAATACGGAAATAACGACATTTCCGAATGATCCTTGGCCTTGAGGTAAGTTAAAGAACAAATACGGGGAAATGTAAGGGGTGGTAAATGACATGCTGGTAGTGTTGGCCAAATTCATGACGACATGGGGACATCCCGAGGCCGCAATCAAGTCGGTGGTGGTGTTGGTGTACCACTTGGCATGCGATTGCATATATTCCGAATACGGAACGTAATGCAACAACAATGCGCCGGCTTGAAAGGGCTGGGAATTGACCTCAATTCGCACTTTGACTTTAGCCTTCATAGCAGCAAAACCATCTAGTTTGTTTACGTTTTGGTTAAAATTAGTAGCACCTGTCCTAAAAAGAGCTGAAGGGAATGTTAGATTAGCTAGTGTCTGACCAGAGGCTTGGGTTGAGGACCAAGACCCCTGCTTCACGATAACCATGCGACTCAAAAAGTTCTGAATCGTATGATCATCCGTCTCCGTGATGGAATCGTACATAATGGACGGTAGATCTGCTTCTTTCGTTACATATCTGTCCACTGCGGTCGTTCCATCGTCTCTCAAAGTAATCGTGTCCGTAGTGATCGCTGAGGTCGTTAGGGTAATGTCGGGGTCTGCATTAAAATTTTGTTGTTCAGTAAGCTGTTCCTTTGACGCGGGCTAGCTCAGGCCTTGCGTCGCACCAATGTTCCCTTGGATTTTGTGGGGCTGCCACAGGCGATCCTAGGGTATAAGAGTAAATACTCACGCCTCTTTCGGTAGTAGCAGTACGTAGACCTTTGTTTACATTGGGTTTTTGTATGGGTCTTGTAAGTTCACACTGCCGAGGTAATCCGTTGCCCATGATGATTTTCTTGTGGTAGTAGGTTGGGCCTTCATCCCTAATACCAGTGATCCCTGCTTCTATCGCGCTTGTTAGGATCCGGGGCGCGTATTCGTTGTAGATGGTACATCCGTGCATCGACAATTCCTTTAGTACGTCGTTAATAACCAAAGCCTCTTCCGGGCCTGAATCAACTCCTTTAGACTTAGTCCAATTGAGCATCTCCAAGCGACTTTCCAGGTCTGCTGGACACATATAAATGGGCGAAATGCCATTCACAGTGTCAACTCGCCTGAAAAACCTTTTCAAGAAAGAAACTTCAGTTATCGATTTGTACGGGCGGGAATCATCACTCTTGTCGGCAGGGGTGTAGTCCATTCCAAATTGTCTCATGACTTCAGTTATAGTGTTCATATTAAACCAGTCAATGATATCGGGGCTCACAGAGTAGACATTGTCGTCTCCATAAGCCACCAATTTCACTTTCTGATTAAAGGACGCCATACTATCACCAGCATATCCGTGAAGACGTGCTAGCAATAGATAGGCGCACCTAAAAATAATGTTCACATAGAGGCTGTTAACCTCAGCTGTTGCCACAAAACCGCTTGGTAACGAATGGGTGCACTGATAGACTCGATTTCTACACAATCGCACAGCATAAACAACATGGTACCACAAATTCCTGCGAATCGTGGTATTTCCGTCGTTGTACTGCGCATCTAAGATCTCAAAGATCTTCCACATTATCTTGTCTATCAATGAACCGTCGAAAAGTCGAAAGTCGCCGTCCAATACAAGGGGAGAGTTTGACAATAAATATTTGGCTAGGAAATCCCATTCCATACTCCAAACATTCATGCCTACTGCAATCCCGTTAAAAAGACGACCAATCCTCAAGTTGATGAGGGCAGTCATGAAATACATTCTAAACGCAATGTTAAAATGCATGGGGCCATTGGAAATAACCCTGGTCTTGCCTGCCCTCACCTTCTCCTCCGTTCGTCTCTCGTCCTTGAGAGTATCGACCCAAATCACCTCGAAAGGCTCATTGTTTCGACACTTCTCAATCAACTCCAGGGTGTCTTGTCGTAGGGCCTTCGCTTCATCCGATTCAAAATCGTAATCATCGCGGCCCATCCACTTGGTCTTTCCTCGATGTCCTTGCTTATGGGTCTCAGTCATATAAGGGTATCCCGGTGATGTAGTTCTATTAATTGGTTGAAAGAACTCATCACCT